GCATCTATTCGAGAAGTTGAAGCTTTAAATAGAGATACAGAAAAAGATGTACGGGACTCTCTAAGAGAAACAATTGACCGAATTGATGCAGATATGACTAAACTTGAGGATGATTTAAATGAACGCTTACAGGAAGCATTTGATAATCCTTTGGCTAATTAATTTTTTTATGATATGAGTGTACAAGACCAAAACTAAACAATTTGATTTTGAATATAATAAGGAGTATAAAAATGGCAACTATTATTGATTTGAATCCGCAGTTGAGAAAAGCAAACAACGTCGCTGCTGAAAAACCCAAGGCAAAACCAGCGCCAAAGAAAAAGCCAGCTGCAAAAAAGAAAGATAAGTAATGGCTAAGAAACTTCAAAAAGACAGCAAGTATGCATCAGCTGACGCCGATGGCGATGGGACCGTTACAGACGACGAACTAAACCGCCATGAAAGATGGGTCCGTTTGGAGAACGAAGACAAGCTTATGGATACTCAGCGCACTATGGCCTGGATAGCTATGTTGGCGGTATTAGTGGGTGTCATCGTTCTTCTAACCCCTATTGTTTCCCTGGAAAGAATGTCAGCAGCCGCTGGATTTTTAAACACATTTATTGTAGCTCAGTTAGGTGTTGTTGTAGGTTTTATGGGCGCCACTGCAATATCTAAAACAAAGGTGAAATAAATGCTTAGTCTTTTAGGTGCAGCTCTTGGATTTGGAACGTCAGTCTTACCCTCAATAATTGATTTATTTCAACAAAAACAAAAGGACGCACAAGAATTAAAAATGCTGGAAGCGAAGGGCAAATATGCAGCGCAGCTTTCAGAATTAAAGTTAGATGAGCTAGATGCTAAAGCTGACATTGCTGAATCTGAAGGCATATATAAAAGCATGGCAGCGGCTAATGCTAAATCAGGTTTTGCAGCTGCATTAAGTGGTTCAGTGCGGCCCGTCATTACCTATTTATTTGTAGGGTTTTATTTATTCGTTAAAATTACAACGTTCTTATATGCTTTAGGCAATGGCGTTGATTTTCAACTCGCTGTTCAAAGCATTTACACAGACCAGGATAACTTACTCTTTACAAGCGTCGTATCATTTTGGTTTGGCTCTAGGCAATTTGCAAAATTAAGGAAAAACAATGGATGAAGGTAAGCTAACTGAGCTACTGCACCGTGACGAGGGGGTGGTGGATGAAATATATTTGGACCACCTGGGATATAAGACGTTTGGCGCTGGGCATTTGGCTAAAGAAAGCGACCCAGAGTTTACGCAAGCGGTTGGAACTAAAGTAAGCAGTGAAAGAATTAATGAATGTTTTCGTGAGGATTTAAGAACTACATTGTTTGACTGTGAGCGTTTATATCCACATTTTTATGAATTACCTGAGAATGCACAAATGGTTATTGCTTCGATGGCATTCAATTTAGGGCGGCCAAAGCTCAGTAAGTTTAAAAATATGAAGGCTGCTGTTGATGCTGGGGACTATGTAGAAGCCAGCGCTCAAATGTTGGATTCCCGTTGGGCGCAGCAATTGCCCAACAGGAGCGCGCGTCTAGCTAAAATGATGCGAGAAGCTTAAAGAACTATAATAGCGCGTGAACGTCCAGGCGCTATTGAAATCCAACCTCTTTCTTGCAAACACGCAAGTATTCTATGCGTTGATGAATGCCCTTTGTTAAGTCTTAATAATTGCTCACCGTCAATTTTACCCTCTGATATTTCTCGAACAGTAGGGTAAATGCCGTGAACTTTGTGAAAAAGGATAAGAAAATCATAAATATCCTTTTGTCGTTTTGTTAAACCTTGCTTAGGCATCCCCGTTTTCCTCGTTTTTAACGGCGTCTAAGGCGTTCTGGACCTTCTGCCCCAGTTCAGACAGTTTAGGCGGCTGTACGGCGTTTACAGGCTTCTGAGCATCGCTTGGGAAGTCTTGGGCTTCTTCAGCTGTAATCAAACCTTTGATGACATCAGGAAAGGCGTCACGAATAGCATTACCTCTCGCTCTATGCTGCATCATCCGCTCAGTGTACTGGCTCCAGGGACCTTGCTTGCCCCACAAGCGCGCTTGCTTGGCATCATTAACTGAAAATGTGCGCTCTATCTCCTCAATTTCACCGTCAATATGAATGCGAGAGATGGTGCAAATCGCCACGCGCTCATCGCCCTTGCCTTCTATTCGCTCTTTGACGCCCCGACATCGCGTATCAGCGCGCACCATTGCCAGTAAAGCATCACCATATACCGATGGCTTGCCATTAATAACGGCGATGTTTTGCAAAGCTTGCATGGGAGCCAAGCCCAGCTCCATACCCCACTGCACCGCCACAAGCACATTAGCTGGTTTGCCCTGGTAATCCCTGGGTATCATCGCTGACTGACTAAGAACTTTAGAAAATTCCATTGCTTCACCCAATGTGGTTGGCACCAGGCTGGTTCTTGATTGCACTATATTACTCATTTGATATTTCCTTTACTGAAAATGTATGGCTTTCAACAACTTCGTCAGTCTCCACCATCTTTTTTTTGGGTTTCTTGGTATAAACAGATTTAATTTCGTAATTAGGAAGGCTGCCTTTCTCAATTTCTAGGCGGTCTAAAACATCACAAAGTTTTTCTTTTAATTCTTTCTTTGTTTTATTCCAGTTAGCTGCTTCGCTTGATGCACGTAAATAATCATTACAAATCAATGCGACATCACCATGAGTCTCAGGTAATACTTCAACTAAATCAACAGCGCTTACTTCATTAGTGCTAACGTCAATTGGTGGATACTCACCGTCAGTGTCTACCAAGTGCCAAAATTCCTTGTAGGCATCCTTCATAACACGTTCCATCGCTACAGAACGTTGCACTGGATACAAATGAAGCTTACCCGTTTGACTAAGACAAGCAATTATAGCCCATTCCAGGTCAGCACAGAGCATTTGGTGCGCTACTTGTATCACCCATTCCTCTTTAGGCTTGTTGTGATGGTAGAAATCAGTCTTTATTTCTAAGACACCAACGCCGTCCATCTCAACAATATCACCATCTAAGGTGGGCAAATGCATAGGCTCATTGACCTCAATCAACCTATCAATACTCGAAGCAATACCAAGTTCTTTAATTTTAAATGGCTCTGTTGGCTCCCAGACGTTATTCTCAACGCCCGTTTGTATTCTAATTTCCAGTGATGCCCAATCAGCTACACCGCCCTCTAATGCGTTGCCGCGCCGCATTGCAGCTGTCTCAGCTCTATCAATAGTTTCAACACCAGCTTTTGCCATTTTGTGATTGTGTAAAACTTCGTGCCTAGTTTGAAAGGCGGTCTTGTGTAAAACGATAGCGCCAGCTTCGCTACTACCAATTTCCCAGCCTGTTTTTGTAAGTTTAGGCATGTTACTGACTCACAATTTCAGGGGTTAAACCCCAAGAAAACACAATGAAACCAATCATAATTGCAAAAAACAGAAATCCTGTTAATACTGTTTCACAGGCCTGTTTGTGCTGTTTAAACAGACTACTCTGAACTATAGCATTAATAGGTTTAATATATATTATGCGCCTCTTATCCATATTACTCTCCTCAAAAATGTAACATTCCCCTTTGGGTTCAATTACTTATATTGTACCGCTCACCTAACGGCCTGGTTATGCTGTTCCTAAACGTTAACGATATATTCCAATACCTATCTTTTAGATATTGCTTAAATCTTCTCTTATGCCCAATTCAATGTGGCCGTTGGTATCCACCATGCCAGTTGATTTAAACTTAAGACGTTCAGCCCCACGTGTTCTGGGGTCAGATGGGGAAACTTTAGCGAGGTTATTATTCGTAGCGACCAGGACAGACTGAGCATAAATAAGCTTATCAACCTGTCTAAGTGAATTGCTATCGTTTAACCTTTTGAGTTCTTCGACAGATTTTGCCAGAACATCAATTGCGCCGCGTAAATGATTTGGATGCCACATTTTAACATTAAGACGACGTGCAAATCGCAGCTGCCCAGCTTCCATAGCCAGCACTGTGTCATTGGCACGTAGCTTTTTGTTTCGTGTTATCTTTGTACGCATCTTATTCCCTCTCCGTTCTTATAGTTTAAAGGCATTATTTTATAAAACAAGTGTCCATGGTTGACACCTCAAGTGTCCATGGTTGATGCTATTTGTTGCCGATGTGCCACATATTGTCGATGTACTTTTCAAATTCGAGAAGCTTTTGAAAGGCACTTGAAGTCTTGCTAAAATCATCATCAAACAAAGGTGCTTCTCTTTTTACACGCTTAAAAAACTCAAGCATAGTTAGTTCTGTCGCCTCATAATGCACGACAGGACAAGTGTCTGTCGGTTGAAATTCTGTCGCCCA